GTGGTTATAGTTTCACTACCTATTTTAACGTTTGTTAATGATGAGGTAGTTCCCGAAAAAAATGTAGATGTGTTTATTGATGTTCCAGTTTTACCAGTTAAAGCACCTTCCATCAATATATTATTATTGTTTGAGTCTTTTACGTAATATGTTCCAATAATGTCAATAGGATTATCATTAGCATCTTTTTCTGTTAGATACTTTTTATATCTATGATATTGGGAACCCCACTTTAACATTAAATGATATGGAATATAGTGTGAAGAACTTACTTCTTTAAATAATGAAGACGGTCTTGTACTCGATAATCCAAAATTAACCATTTCGTCTAAATCAACAAATGGTAATGAGTTTAATAAAAGATACGCGGAGCCCGCATATTTTCCATATGATGATGTTTTATGTAAATCATTATATAATTGTTTATGGAAATATGGTGTGTTTAAAATATTAACAGAACTAAATAAACCATCAGAAGTATCTAAGTCTAATTTTCTTGCAAAAATATCAGTAGTGTAACCATTTTTAACCCAAAATAATGGATTGATTGGTGAACTAATTAAACCTTCTTTAGTGTTTACTTGTAAGATACCCTCAAATTTAAATTCTTGTGGTTCAAATTTTGGTTTGTTAATATATGAAAGATATTGTTCAGAACTGAATGGATAGATTTTTGTTCTATATGGTTCCGCCAAATATGAATATAAATTACTATTTAAGTTTTTATAAAGATTTCCAGATTCACCTCTTTTTTTAGATGTACTATATTCTTCTATTTGAAATGGGGTTGCCAATAATTGGTTCACATATTCAACCGTTGGTAATTGGTCTTGTACATATGGATATCTTTCGAATGGTGAAAACGATAGAAGGTATTCTTCCATTTTCGCTTTACTATCTATTGTGTTTAAAATATCTATAATGTCATAATCCTCTTTCAAAAGTTTCTCCAAATTAGAGAAATCAATTAATGCCAATTCTTTTATGGATGCATTGTTAAATGTATCAATCGCCATCGTATATCTTGACCTTTCATATATTTCATATATTAGAGAAGATATTGATTTGTTTGAATATGGGATGTTTGGTGTTAATGATAATAAAGTTGATATGTTATTAAAACTTTGTTCTTGTGAGTTTTCTTCAAAAACATAACTAATATTACCAACGTTACCTTCTTTTTGTGCTAATGAGTCTACTCTTTTAGTAGCCACTCCGTGGTAGTTTTCAAGAAAGTCAATTTCCGGCCAAAGTGATCTATTAAAACTTTGTAATTTTTGTTGTAAATCGGGGTCGCCAGGATATGCTAAAACTTTTTGTTTGTTTGGTGTTTGTTTCTTTATTTCAGGCCACGGGAATATTTGTCCGTCTTTAGTTTCATCCTCTAAGTTACCTATTATTTTTTTTCTTCTTCCAGCAACTTCAAATGCTCTAGTATGAACATCTTTCATTAATCGAATATAAACATCTGCGTTTGCAAGAATAACTCCCATAATATTTCTTATTGTGGGTTCAAAACCTATTCCACCCTTTGTTGGGTCTTTAATAACTTCATTAATTTTTTGTTCAACTTTAGCCTCTAATTTATCTCGTTGTTCTACAAATGATTTTTGAATGTTGAAAATATCCGTTAATATCGCATTTAAATTTATTGCAAGTTTACCTTCATTTGGTGTGTAATATTCACCAACTTTTTTAATTTGATTAATGAAAGAAAATGTTTCTTTTTTAAAGTCAGCACCTGTATCGTTAATATATTTTTGAGCAAATAATTGTGTTTTTAATAGTTCTTTTGGGTATTCTATTAATATTTTCTCTAATGTTCCCGCTTTATCTGCACCGATTAATTTAGTGGTACTTGTTTTTTCTTGTCCAGAAAGGTAACTATATGTTACACCTGTAACACCATTTATTTCAAATGTGTTTTTTTCTAAGTTAACAGAACCCCACGTTCTAACTGCGGTTTCAAAATTCTGTACCGTTGTTTCAAATTCTTTTAAACCCGCAAATATTTTATAATCAACAACTTGGTTGAATATTTCTTTTTCTAATATCTTATCTAAACTTCTTGCAACCGTAATAACTTCTCTTAATGTTTTTGTTGGGAAGTTTTTAGGTAGTAATCCTTTTGCAATATATTCATCATATACCGACCTTAACATTGTATAACCTCTTGAAGATTTTGAAACTTTCTTCTCATACCTACCAGTTTTTTCATTGAAAGAGGTATTTGTTTCCTTTTCAATTGCATACATATATGGTGCATTTAATATACCTGTTAGTGGTATATCATTTAAGTACGCATATGTTGAACCGACGAATGTGGTTGATACTTCAAAATTACCGTTAGACTCGTTGTATTTTGTATTAAACTTAACTAAGTGTAAACGATATCTAATCGCTTTACCATAATATCCTTTTACCGTTAAATAAAATATTGGCCACGGCATGTGGAAAAATGCATTATATGGTGAATTCTCAGGAGACTCAAATAGGGTCTTACCTCTAACGTCAATAAAGTTTATATTAATTTGTGGTATAAAATTTGCACCTTTAATATTGATGTTAATACTATCAATACCGAAAGATTGTGCTGTACCGTCATAACCCTTGTTTTCTACACCTTTATAGATTTGATTACCATTAGAATCTTTTTCGGTAACAACATTGTCACTACCATTATATGCTTCCGTCCATGACGTATCGTAATCTCCTGTTTTTGGTTTTAGGATGTTGAGGGTTCCTTTTGCAACAGATACTAACGTGGTTTTATTACCCGAATCAACCAATGTTGTTCTTGGTATTAAATCGGCCTCCAAATTAACATACATTACCAAGTTTTCTTGTTTAACCCCTCGTTCTTCAACAACTCCGTTGTTTACAACACTGTTTGGGTCAATGTATATTAAATTGTTTTGGTCGACTTTGACTAAAATATTTTCACCACTGTTTAACTTATTGTTCGCCATAATATAACTTATACAATTCTACAGCACTTTTATAATCTTGTAAAGTGCTAATCAGAGGAAATGGTATTCTAATAAAAGAATTATCAGGTATTTCAAATTCCACACTACCAAGTAATGGATTTGCTTGTAATATAATCCAACCAAATAATGGTGAATTATAATACTCTTGTGAGATTTTATCTAATCTATCTTTACCCCTTTTATATTGCATGTACTTATCACTTCCTTTTATAGGAATTTCAATGCCAGGGACAATTCTAAATTTACCGTCCGCTAAAAAATATTGGTACCTGTCAAAATAGTCCCTACTCATGGTTTATAATAGTTTAGTGTGTCACCAATTTTATTCTTAGTATTAAAAATTTTCTTCAAATCTGTTTTTGCTTCTGTCGTTAAATCTCCTGTTACTACCTCAAATTCAATTTCTTTATCGTTTTTCTTAACAGGGAATTTATCTAATTTAAACTTCTTCTCTGTTGGTTTTGTTATAAAATTATCTAATTTCTTTTCTAATTTTGTTTTTATCTTATCTGTAAAGTTTACAGTATCGACATTATATAAATCTAAAATACCTTTCTTATCATCTTTCAATAATACCGATAACATATCATTCATATCATTAGTTGATAAAGATGAGTAATCTAATGTGGTTGTAAAATCTTCCGTAAAATATTGGTAGTTATTTTTAATATATGTTATGACACTTGAGTAATTTGAGTAAAACCCTTCGTTCGTAAACCCAACACTAAAAGTAGCTCCACTATAAATTCCTTTTTCTATTTTACCATCTTTTTCATATTTTGTAATAAAATTAACTTTATCTAAGGATTCAATTACTTCTTTTCTAACATCTTCAACTTTTTTCATTTCCTTAAAATCACTAATCTTTTGCATCTTATCTAAAATCAATTTTTTAATATGTGGTTTTAATAAGTCGTTTGAATTAGACACTAATGATGATGGTAATACATCTGAAAATCCTAAAACACTACTTAAATCCGCAGTATTAGAAACATAATTAACCAAAGAGTCATTTAATCTTATTTTTAATTTATTAAAGTCTAAAGTTTTATATTCACCTAATAATTTTATGTCTTCTGTTGATGATGTATTGGTGTTAACGGTGTAACCAGTTATTGTTCTAAAATTTTGTGATAAAAACATTTGACCTATCTTTGGACCAAAGTTCTTTAAAACTTCATTATATGATGATTGGTATGTGTTAAAGTAATTTCCAACACTACTATAAACCATATCAATGGTATTAGTATATTTCATTTTATCCCCATTTGGAGTTCCAATATATGTTCCTTCGACCGTTTGATTTGAATTAGCGGAATCATTTTTACTTTCTAATGCGAAACCGGCCTTTGTGTACAATGTTTCTAAAAAATCTTTTGTGAATTTTTCAGCATCTTGTCCATCTATTTTAGTTGTGGTAGAAATTGCTCTTTCATCATACATCTCCGTATTTGCAAAAAAGTTTGATGATAACGCATTTTGTAGTCTCTCGACCGGCTTCTCTAAACCTTGACCTCCTATAAATGAAACTTGTAAACTTACATTAGCAATCATTGGTTGTACACCAATACCTTCAGGATTTAAATCCCAAGTACTGTCGTCATATGTAATTCCAACATCTCTAATAATAACTTTAGAATGGTAAAAATCACCGATTCTTAAAACACAAATAGGTGGTGGACCAAATGAGGTGTTTCTTGCACCAACATCTAATGGGTCTGATACTCCTTTAATTGGAATAGTATCACCCGGTCTTACACATTGTAATAAGAATGTTAATCTACTATTTAAACCTTCAGGTGTTGTTGAGTGAAAACCTGGATGGAAATATTTTAATTTTTCTTTTAGTGATGTGAATGCAACAGGAGAATCCTCTTCTAATTTTTTAAAGTAATGACATTCCGATAATGTTTTCATGATGATTCTCTTCATCACATCTATGGTAGGTTTTCTATTTGGTATGGTCGTTGTACCACCTGGTTCAATTGTTGTTACTGGAACCGGTATATTTGGTACTGTGATTTCCTGTGGTTGTTCCGGTTTTTTCTTATACTCAAATTTAACTCTCGCTTGTCTACAATAAAATGCAATAGGTGATGTATCTTTAAGACCTTGTTTTGTTAATATTGCTTGATTACAATTTAAGTTTTCTTTACCGCCAGTATTTTTTAAAGTGGCGTCTTCACCATTTGTAATTAATTTAAAAATAAACTTACCATCTACGTCATAACCAAAATCCTTAAATGTAAATTCTTTTACAAATTCTCCTGGTTTTTGATTAGTTCCTGTTTTTTCATATGGTTTTAAAACGGTATCATTAAACCATTTTAGTTCAGGTGTTTTACCATTTGATATTCCTTTGAATATATCTTGAAAAATACTATGTCCTCTTCTAACACCTAAATAAAAATTATAAGTTGCGTCCGCAACTTCTGAAGTTGATGATTGAATTAGAAAGGTTACCTCACTAACCGTCTTACCTGTAATATCAGATTTTAATGCGGTTAATTTTGTATTGTATTCTGTATATCCACTTGTAAGTTCATCAAACCCTGTTGCAATTTTTTGTGCTTCTTTACTAATTGTGGCACCACTTGTTGCGGAATCGATAGATTCTTTACCAAAAATAACCAATCTATCTTTCTTATGATTTTCGGTTGTTCCTGTTACTAATTCACCTAAATCGATAACAGTGTTTCCAGTGTATGTTACTTTTTGTGCAACATACTGATTATATAATTGTGTGTATGTTAAATTTGTTGTACCTTTTGTTGATCCGTCCTTTTTAGGGTAGTCATTAGCGAAATAAAATCTCTTATCAAATTGTACCGTCGTGTCTTTACCTCCGTTTTGTCCTTTATCAGGTTTAGGGAATGTAACTTGTGTTGTGGTATATTTGTATTTTGTAATTTCTTGTGGTGCTTTAGAAGAATTTAAATATAGTTTTATTAAATTAATATCATCACTATCTAAAGTTGTATATGTTTGTATTAAACTATAAAAGTCAATTTCTTCACATCCCGCAAAAAATGCATTAATGTAGTTATCCGCCTCTTCATCTGACATTCCTTTGAAGTGTTCTCTAACTAATAAATTTAAAATACTTGGGTGGTCAACAACAACTTTAAATGATATAGTACCACTTCTTGATGTATTTTGATAAGTGTAAATTGGTTCGGGTCTTCCTAAGAAAGAATTCTCCTCCCATCTTGCACTATTTTGTTCGTTCATTTTTAAATCATATGGTGGGAACCACATAACACGACCTCCATTATTTCCTCTTTCACAAGCAGGTAAATCGGTAACTTTAAAACCATCTCTATTGGAAGTTTTCCAAGCTAAATTCTCAATTGAGAACATATACTTTTTAGCATAAAAACCTCCACCATATGGATACTTATCAACAATATTTGTTGATCCATCAAATGATTTATTACCATTAGACATTGGTGCGTAATTTAAATTCCAAGGTGTACTTCCCCCACCCATTACACTACCGTCAAATTTTCTTACATTACCTGTTCTTTTCATGGTATCGGAATAGTGCATATATGACCTATCCTTTGTCCACACTCTACAATATTCAACACCACTTTCTTCACCTGAAAATTTATTTGTGTATTTTATTGCAGAACCTTTTGATATTCTTAAATCACCTTCTCCAAATACTCTACTTGTTTGATCGATTACATTTCCAACATGTGAAATTGAACCTCCGTCGGATGGCATCGAATTTAAAATTTCCTGTGTACTTCCTAATATAGAATCTTCTCTAAAATTAAATGCTGTGGATTTTGAATCGTCAAATGTTGAAGATTCACTTCCCCATTCTTTATTACCTGAACCTAATTTATTTTTAGAATTTCTACTAATCCATGTAAGATTACCGGTAATTTTACCTCCCTCAGTAATATTCTTACTTCTGTGGAATAATTCAGCAGAAACTTTATCAAACATTAATGAAAGATAATATGGACTTCTAACGGGTCTATCATTAAAATCACCCATTGCATATTTTACATCTTCTCCTCTATCATCACCAATGTACGCCTTTCCTGCTGGCGCCTCAACACCTAAAATATTTTTTACACCTTGTGCCGCTTTATCAATAAAATTAAATAATTTTGAGGTGTTTTGTGATCTTGCACTGGTTGTATAATTTGGTGCATATTTGTTAAATGTTAACGTGTCATATAACCTATTTTTTTGACCGTCACCCATATATTCAATTAATAAGTCCGAAGGTTTTCTTGATAACCTCGGTCTTCTTTGTATTCCAATTAATGATCCCAATACACCAGTAACATCTTGATATAATTTACCAAATTCGGTTTTTGCTTGTGGTCTAACGTTTACAGGATTTGCGGGGTTTGATAAATAATCACCCGGTATTTCACTAAACGGTAATTGTGTTCCTGAAATAGTTTGTAAAAAATCTATCGCTTTCCCCGGTAGAGTTCTCGCTACCGTAATTTTATTATTTGGGTCAACCAATGGTTCCCTACCTGTAACAATATTAAAAGCGGTCGCAGTGTTACCATTAAGAGCATCCAATAATCTTAATCTACCGTTTGTAGCCGTTTCTATATTTCTTGATATTCTCGAAAGAACGGGACCATCAGGATTATTTTTAATATTGTTAGCCGCAAATTTAAATAATTCAGATTCACTATCATATGATGATGAACCCATAATACCAACTAAATTATATGTTGGAGTATTCGTAGGGAAATATGGATATAAATTTATTCCATTACTTCTTCTTTGTATTAAAAATGTATTTAAATCTTCAACAATTAAATAATTGTCAGACGGTTGGTTAACATTTAAATTAGATATATTATCAATTTGTGTTTTTCTACTTGTAGAGTCGTTTAAAATAACGTCGCCAGTGTCTTTATTAGACATATCACTCAATTTATCAACTGAAAATGATGTGCTACTAAAAGTCTGTGGACCATTAGGTACATTAAGTGTTTTACCTAATATATAATCTCTGAATTTTTTAGTAGAATTAAAGTCTAAGTAACTTGGCATTATATTTTATAATAAATAGATTTATTTAGTTTTTTGGTGGTGTTGTATATTCGTCGTTACCTGTGTTTATAAAATCTTCCTTTACACTTGCGTCTCTGATAATTTGTCTAGTCCAACCATCCATTAACGCTTCAGATGATTTAGCCGAAACTTCAACTTTCACAACTTTTGTTGTATTTCCCGCAGTTTGTTTAGCTTCGGCAGCTTTCTTTTCTGCATCCGCAACTCTCATTGCATTTGTTTCTGTTGTGGCAGTACCTTGGGTTTTTGATGTGCCACCCAATATGTTTTTTATGAAGTTTCTTGCCATTGCATTGAAATCATCCATCATTTCTATTTCACCCTTAGCAACATTATTTGTCATTTCTTTAACAAATTTTTGAGTATCTTCTCCCGTCATACCTGCAGCCTCAGCCGCAGATTTAAACGCTTTAACTGCTTGACCTCTAGTTGTTGCAGCTAAAAAGGCTACATCTCTTTGTATATTTTCAGTGGCACTTAACTGTCCTCTCGCAATGTCTTCTGTAGACATTTTTTCAAATGCCTTTTGGTTTGCTAATAATGTGGTTTTTTGTGCATTTGTTAAATCTTCTAAAATAACTTCTGTTTGTCCACCTAATTCGCTCATTAAAGATTTAGGAACTTCAATAACCATTTTACCGTCTTTCATTTGTGATAAGTTAGTTAAGAATTCTTTTTCTTTATCTTCCATTACTAATCCACTTATCATTAAAGCACTTGCTGCTGCTGACCTTTCTGAAGCTGCAATTGCACCTTTTGCCAATTCTTGATACGATATTCCTAATTCACTCGCCATCGCTTTGGCTTTTCTTAAATTAACACCTGTAATTTCAAATCTACCTTGTTCTTGATTATATGTGGTTAATGAACCAGCAGCCCCAATTAATGCATCTTGTAATCCTTCTACATTATTGGTTGCCATATACATTAATTTTATTGGGTCTGCAAAATCTCCCATTGCACCACCCAATACCGATAAATTTGCACTTAATTCTAACGCACCTTCAGGACTGAACACCTTCTCCGCAACTTGATAAACAGAATCCATACTAATTCTAAATTCATTAGCCTTTTGAACCATTCTATTTAATCCTTGTACACCATTTGCAAATCCAAATTCGTTTAATTTTCCTAAATTGTCTCTTAAATCTTGTGTTGTCTTTTTACTATTCAAACCTAAAGATAATGAAGATTTACCCGCTTTGTCGATGGCTTTTGTTGCGTCTGAAGCACCAAGACCAACTTTTTCAAATTGACCAAATACTCTACCCATTTCATTTAAGTCTCCAACAAAAGACCTTGCGGTTTCCGCTGCTTGTTGAATGGTTCCTTGTGAAATAAGATTAAATCTACCCGATTCTGACATCATATTTGTCATCATATTAGACAATTGGTCAATACCATATCCTAATCTAAGTACAGATGGATATGCCGCAACCATTTCCTCTCTTAAACCTTTTGAAAGTTCTCCTTGCATACCAACTTTTTCGTTGATATCTGTTCTTAATTGTGCTTCTTGTGATAGTTGAGTGGCAATTGCAGATCCAATATCTCCTAATGCTCTTTCGGCCATTCCCATTAATCCTCCCGTAGTTTCACCTTTTTTATTAATGATGTCTAACATATCATTAATTCGATACATTTCATTAGCATTGTATTGTCCAGTTTGTGTTTTTTGTGTATCTAATCCTGCTTTCAATATATCTACAAAACTATTACCTATAGGTTGTTTAGGTGTTGTTGGATTTGTTGTACTTGTTGTACTTGTTGACGATAGGTCTAAATTTTTATAGTATGCTTGTTTTGCAGCTATGGTTGCACCATCCGCTTTACTATTCACGTTTTTTTTGTAATATTCCTCAAACCCGTCTGAGTCGTTTCTCGCTAAGTCTTGTAATTTCTTATCATCTGCCATATCATATAAATAGATGTTTAATTATTTCCATTTTCTAACGATATTAAATATTGTATATAATAACGTCTAATATATACGGGCATAGAAAGGATATCTCCATATGAGAATCCTCTTTTAACTAAAAATAAAATCTCGTCTAACTGTCCCTTTTTATAATCCGTAGAAAGGACGAAAAAACTCAACCCCGAATCCAATTTCAACTTGGATTGTGTCTCCTGACGGGGTGATTGCTTTTTGGGTTAAGTCTAACCCTGGTTTATTTTCGTTGATAAATTTTCTAAAATCTTGTGAATCTTTAATTGGCATATTTTCAATAAAGTTTCTGATATTCATTAGGTCTTTATTACCAGCAACCGATTTAATCATCATTTCAAGTTGTTTAGTTATAATTGGAGCCACTCCGTTACCATTCCAACTATCTCTAATTGCGTCTATTTCCTTTTCTTGTTTCTTATTTAAAAAATTAAATGTGATGTCTAATTTTGATTTTTCCATGAAATAAGAATATTCACCATTTGAATCCGCAACTAATTTAAAGTCTTTTGTTTTTACTGTTGATAAATCTAATTCAAAATCAAACTGTTCCCCTGTTTTTGGGTCCGTTGACGTAACTTTATAATCACTTCCAAATGAGGTATTCCTTAAGAATATTAAAATAGCCTGTCTATCTTCTTCAACCAAATCATCAATAGGTAAATCTTTATCTAAAATTTTTCTTTTTAGTAATTCATCAACAACTTTGTTAGTTGCGATTAAACTTGGGGACGATAGGATATTTTCATCCGCTGCGGTTAGATATGCAATTCTCACCGATTTTTTATTATTTGTATAGTGAATACCTCTACTAGGTAATTCAACTACATCATAAGCAATGTTGGGGTCAATTCTAAATTCTTCCATAGTACAATTTAAACTATAAGTAGATTAAAGTAAAGTTTTTGCATAAAAAAACCGATAACCCATTAGACAGATTTACTAATTTGATTATCGGTTTTAGTATTAAATAGAAACTATTAGTATACTTGGATACAACGGTCCATTCTCAAGTTACAAGTAATTTGAGCTAAAGCATCATTGTTGTAATCTAAATCACCAAAGTTTAAGCTTGTTAAGAAACAACCTTGGATAATCCATTTTTCAACAACAACTCCCGTTGGGTCAAGCATTTCAAGTTCAATGTCTTTTTTGTACCCAGCAGCGTATCCCATTCTACCTGTTACTGATTCTGCGTGTAAACGGAACCATTCCATTAATGCTTGAGAAGCTGAAGGACCGATTGGGTCTTTAAAAGTAACACTCATTTCTTCCCAAGTAAATCTACCAGCAACATAAGTTGAAGTATTCAAGAAAGGAATCTCTGTTGAGTTAATTTTAGCTGAAGGTCTTTTTGTTGAAGATACATACCACTCGTTAATTCCCAAAGATGAAGGGAATCTAAGAATAAATCTGTTCTGTCTTTTCGGTTCGTAAGGAACCGGCATTTTCATTAGTAAATCTGCCATTTTGTATTTGTTAAATTTTTTGTTATTTTATACTTCTTATAAATATATGTTATTTGGAAATAAATTTATTTTTGGTTAGGTACTTGATTTTATCAATTATTTTTCGTAGTTTTTTACAAACCCTCCAGTATTCCAGTTCCAGTAATAAATAATATATCTAGTTTTTAATAATTTATTGAATATTAAATAAATACTAGTATAACCAGTTCTAGATAATACTAGTATATACTGGGTGCAGTAAAACAATCCAATCATTATACAAAAGGTTCCACATGGAACGTTCCACAAATAAAGAAGGAGGTCCAAAGACCCCCTTCCTATTTTTATATCTCCTTTTAGATTAGATATTCTCAAATGAAGCTCCTGTCGGAGTGATTACAAATTCAACATCAATAAATTCAAGAGAACGAGTAGGCTTAATATAGATTTTACCTCTCAATGTGTTTGCATCAATATCTTCTGGGTCACTGGAAACAGTAACTTTGAATTCGTACAAACCTCTTTCTTTCTTAATTGAATCCAAGATAGGGTTAACCAGTCTCAAGAACTCTTGTCTTACTTGCTCATCATTTTGTTCAAATAGTAATCTAACCGCAACTGCAGAAATTAATTTTCTTGCTCTCAATAATAATCTTCTTACGTTGATTCTATCAAGTGCAGATTCTCTAACTTGTAACGTTTTGTTACCCCAAATAATGGTACCTGTATCAGAGAATGTTGCAATTGGGTTAATTCTATTCTTATATAATTCATCTCTTTCATCAAGAGTTAATTTTTTGGTTGCTTTAATTGCATTTACCAAACCTCTTGAATAACCCGCAACTGCGAACCAAGGATAAGAAACATTGTCAGTTAATGCAATATTCTTCAATACCTCACCTGTTGGTGGAATGTAAAGTTGAGTTGCGTTATCCGTATCTCTTACTTGAATCCAAGGCCAATATGTTGCTGAGTAGTTAGAGTCGATACTTACGTCATCTAATAAACCAACAACTTGTTCTGCCGCTGTTGTACCTGTAACGTTAGGTGAGTTCATTATATATAATGAATCCGCTCTATCATTCTCAATCATATCAATTGCTTGATTAACTAAAGAACTGTGGTCGTTGAAGTTTATACCTGGAGTTGCAAATACGTTAATATCAATCGCTTCAGGGTTAGCAAATGTGTTTATAGCATCTAAGTAAGCATAATAATCTGAATTACCTGAATCAGGACTGAAAACACCTCCATTAGCGATTTTATTGTTTGTGTAAGTTGTTTTACCAAAAATATAAGAATCGGTATTAGTTCTAGATGTTCTATAGATATCCCAACCATCTGTACCACCACCTGTTGCAAATGTAAATTTACGATATGCAATATTATCTAATTTTCCTTTTGAAGTACCTTCTAAATCATAAGGTGTACATTGGTACGTAGTTCCTGTGATATCAATCGCATTAACAGATAAGTGGAAACCAAAGGTTTCTGTGTCACCATCAATACCCTTATATTTGAATAAATCTTTATCATACCCAACTTGAGATGAAAGACCTAACATTACCTTTTTAACTTTATCCCCACTTTCAATATTTTCGGTACCATCTGCGTTGTATGTTACAACATCACCAGCATCGTTATAATCAGTTTTATAAATAATACTACCTACTGTTGTTCCACTAAAGTTTTCATTGTTAACAAATCCTTTAAAACCAGCTGGGAACGCATCTGATGGATGATTATCAGCCAAAGATAACATTATGTATTTTGAACGTAATTCATATTCACCGTCCGCCGTACCAATTTTTCTACCAATAAATCCAGGTGCCTCAGTATTCATTGAACATCTTGAATATTTTTCAAGAACTACCATATTGTCGTCAGTATCATTAAAATCACGAACAACAACATCGAATTCACCTGAATCCAAATTAATATTTTGAATTGTTATTTTAACTTGATAGTTAGAACCTTCTCCGTCTGAAATTGTAATTACTTCAAATAAATCAGAAACTTTTCCACCACGAACCTCTGAAACCACCATTGGTGATAAAGATGTTGACCATTGACCAATAAAGTTAGAACCTTCGTCGTTGAATACTTTAGTGGTACTTAAACCTCTAATTAAACCTCTTTCATACGCTGCCTTAACTAAATTAGGATAAGATTCATATACATAAATAGGAAAATCAGTATATGTTTTATCGAATACATCAGAACCTAATACTTTTTTAACATATTTTGTTGATGATGTATCTAATGTACAATTAAATGATTTCGCTCCACCCGTTAAACCTGTTACATTAATTTGGAATTCACCTAATGGGTTTAATTCAATATCTGTAACTTCTGCTAATGAAACTTGTGTGGTTCCTGTTACTTCATAAGTTAATACTTCTGAAACGTAACGACCTCTTGATCTTAATGTTAATACAGATACGTTATCGTAATCAGTATTTACTTCGGCACCGAATGTGTATTTTACAACATCAAATCTAGTTGAACCTGAATTCCATACAAATTTATATGAATAAAGTTGATTTATAGTTGCTCCTGAATTGAAGAAAGTATTATACCATTCTTTATTATTAGGAGTTTCACTATATAGTTTACTCGTTAAAGGTGATACCACTTGTAATGTTGTACTAGGTAAAGTTACGCCTGAAGGTATTAACCCTATTGTAAACCATTTACCATCATCTGTTGTAGTAAAACCACTAAAATTTGAAACTATATAACTTGTTATTGATACACCTTCTGTTGAAGTTTTACCAGATAACTCACCGAATATTGTACTTCCAGTGATTGTTGCAGTTGTTGCGGACATAGTAGTACTTCCAGATGTACTATAACTCGCATCCCAAGTTGCACCCGTTGGTGAAATACCACCTAATGTTTTTATTGCGAATGTTTTACCCGCCTTATATCCTGTCAATCCAAGTACTCTTGTTACGAATAATTGATTTGACTCTTGTAAATAAGATTTAGCTACGTAAGGTAATTCATATTTTGGGTTATTAGAACCGTCTCCGTATTTTTCAGGAGAAGTACCACCAAAATATGTTTTGAATTCGTCGAAGTCTCCTACTAAAATTGGTTCAAAAGCGGGACCTTTTAAGGTTTCACCTGCTAATCCCAATGTTGTTACTCCGACACTTTGTGCTACGAATGTTAGATCCTTCTCAGATGTGTAGACACCTGGAGAAACGAATACTCTGTTTGAATTTGCCATCGATTGTTGTTTGGTTAATTATTTTTATTAGTTATTCTATAAATATCTTTGTTTTTACCAAAGATTTCCGTACTTTTCTTAAAAAAGATAGTTAATTATCTTTTAATATCTTTTAATATCTTTTAATATGGAAAACAGTCAAAAAAATGTAAAAATCAGTGAAAAACACCATGAGATGTTAAAAACACATTGTGAGAAGAACGGATTAAAAATTTACAAAGTCTTAGAAAAATTTATAGAAGACCTATGTAAACCTAAAAAGAAAGATATTTATGGTGACGATTAATAAATGTAGGTAACACCAATTCTTGATCCGATATCGGGAGTTCCCCCTAATGTAATTTTTTGACCACTTGTTATATTAAAACCAGAACCCTCTTCTTGTAATAGACCATTTATATCTACCGTTACAATACTGTTAATAGAGTTGTTTAATGTAAATTCCACTGTAGTACCGTTGTATGTGAAATATTCGGTCGAAACCTGTAATATAGTCCCGTATGTATCGACAATTACACTATTTCTACCCTTATAATATGTTATAGCAATTACACTACCTTCAGGAGGTGCTTCTGAAAATGTTATTTTTGATGTATAAGCCACGTGGAAATAATCTACGTCTCTTTCTTGTACAAGACCATTAATTGACACATTAAATAAAGTACCTATACTTTCCCCAACACTAAATTGGGTTTGGATTCCGTCACCTGGAAAAGTTGCTACGGTAATGTCAATCAATTTATTTACAAATTTTTTCGACCCCTGTTTCTGATTTATAAATTCATTCATTAAGAAGAATCGACTTATCGCCGGCTTCACCTCAAATTCCTCACTATCTATTAAAATACCCAACATTACAAATTTGTAATTTTGAATGTAAAATCTACGACCATCGACCGTATCAATAGGACTATTATCTTCAATACCTTCTAAAACTATTGGTATATAGTGTCCTTTTACTGATGTGTAAGCCTGTCTTGATGAGAATTTTTGTAAAACAATTTTATTGAATTTATTTAAATCTCTAAATTTATGACATACAATTGTAACCTCAAAAGTAATATCAACCGCAACTGGTTGTGGCATTTTATAGATATCTGCACCAATTTGTGTTCCGTTCCAAGTTGGGACAGAAGCATAATGGAATGTTCTTCTATCAGGAATTGTTCTTTGTGTTACAGGATTTGTACCGGGTTGTACATCTGGTTTTCTAATAATTGCAATAAATGGAACTTTAACATTACCATCATCATCAGAAAATTCCCAATTGTTTGCAAATTCACCCCATCTTTGTATTGTAAGAATTTTTGGTATAATTGGAATTTGGGTCCCGTCAGATACCACCACAAAATTTGTCTTTATGAAATCTAACATACCCCCATCTAAATCGTCATGAAGTATAGAATCAGGTAAATAAGCATCAGACTTGGTAATCCTATCCAATAATTCCTGTCTTCTCTCCATAACCTGTTTACCTTGGAACGATTCTTTCGCACCACCATAAACATCAATATTGTTTTTTCTTTTAGGTATTCCCATGTTATATTCCTCTAAATTCGTTTTGTTGTGTTGGTACGCAAACTATGGTTCTATAGTGTGGTTTGAATCCAAACATCTTGTGTTTATTATCCGAAGTAACTTTACCATCATTTGAAACGGTGTAGAACCTTAATTTTTCCTCTGAATCGGGATAACCAATATAATCACCGTATTTAATATCTACATTCAATTCTTCCAAATGTGTTATATAAACCGATAATGTTAAATTCCCCGGTTCATTATATCTAACCATACCAGCTTTATATGTAACATTCTTTGGTTCTTCTATCTTAACCAATGCATTAATTTCAACAGGAGGAAAGTACTTTATTTCATCCGCACCCGCTTCAGCATAAACAGCATCATTATCCGTTTTACTTCTATCAACACGATAAAGGACTAATTTCATGTTTAAATCCCCGTGAAGATATTCCCTACCCATTTGAATATTAATATCAAAGTCGTCTTGAGAGAAGAATTTAGACAATCTAGTAATTGGTAATTTATTGTTCATATTCTAATAAATAGTTTAATCTTACGTTCTAATTATTTATATTTTAATATGGAAACAAAGATTCCCGAAATTGAGGCTAGAAATATACTTTCAACATATGAAGGTTCTAATAATCAATTATTAGATTGGAAAAGGAAATTTATAGATGTTAAGAATTTTAAGTTAACAAGACCCCAATCCGAGTACGTACAAAAATATCATCAAGTAATTCCAAAAATCGCTAGAAAACACATTAATATTGTAAGTACTTTTGGTGAAAAGATAATGGAGGATAGATTATTAACGACCCCCCCAACTAAAATATGGTGTGAAAAGTTATTGTGTGAATCGGATAAAGCATTTCATATATGGGGTAAAGTTTTAGAAGTTGACCAATTAAGTGCAATGTGGTTACCGAAAGCTGCCGTTATGCAGGATGAAAAAAAATTAGATAGGGTAATTGATTATAGTAAGTACAAATCAAGACCACCAATGGAACATCAGAAAGTTGCGATTGAAAAATTACTTGCAAATGATAAATTTATATTGGCGGATGATATGGGTCTTGGTAAAACAACATCGGCGGTTATTGCTTCTATGGAAAGTAAAGCAAGGAGGATACTTATAGTGTGTCCCGCATCTTTAAAAATAAATTGGGAAAGGGAAATAAGAAACTATTCAGATAGAAAAGTTTTAATTGTCGAAGGACGTAAATGGGGTTCTACATTTGATTTCTACATTATTAATTATGATATTATTAAGAATTACCACACTACAGACAAGAGTGAGGATAGCGACGATTATAAATTATTGGTTAATGCCAATTTTGACTTGGCAATCGTAGATGAAGCACACTACATTTCTAATGCAACCGCAAATAGAACTCGTTTATTAAATGATGTTCTTGAGACCATACCAAAAGTTTGGTTATTAACAGGAACACCAATGACATCAAGACCAATTAACTATTTTAACTTATTAAAGATTGTTGAATCCCCGTTAACGTTGAATTGGCAATCATATGTTCGTAGATATTGTAAGGGTTATCAATTTAATGTGGGTAATCGTAAGGTTTGGAACACAAGTGGTGCGAGTAATTTAGATGAGTTAAGAGAAAGAACCAAGAACATAGTACTTCGTAGAATGAAAACAGACATTCTTGATTTACCTGAAAAAATAGTAACTCCTGTATTTGTTGAGTTGAGTAGTAAAATGTACGATGAGGAGTTGGAGGAATTTACACGTATTAGTACCGATAAGAAAAATGACGAGACAATAACTGTAACGTTAAATCGTTTAATGAAGATTCGTCAACTTATTGCATATGAAAAAATTCCTTATACTTGTGAATTAATTGATAAATGTTTAGAACAGGGTAAGAAGGTTATTGTATTAACAAACTTTACAATGAGTCTTGATATGTTACACGAGAAATATAAAAAGAATTCAGTAACTCTTGATGGTCGTATGAACAAAGATAGACGTCAAGAAAATGTAGACAGATTTCAAAATGATGATAAGATAAAAGTATTCATTGGTAACATTAAAGCTGCAGGAGTTGGTATTACATTAACCGCCGCTGAAGTCGTTATTATGAATGACTTATCATTTGTACCTGCGGATCATTCACAAGGTGAAGACCGAGCTTACAGATATGGGCAAAAAAATAGTGTTCTCGTTTATTATCCAGTATTTGAGAACACTGTTGAAAAGATTATTTATAATATTCTACAAAAAAAGAAAGGTGTTATAGACCAAGTAATGGGAGATGGGGAATACTCTGAATCTTTTAGTAAAGATTTACTTAAACAACTCTTTTAACTCCCCAATTTTTTTATCCAATAGATAATCTAACTCTTTATCTTCATAATCTGATACATTAACCACTATGGTTTTTTCTTCCTTATTAAAATCCACGTAATTACCTCCATCCTCTTTTTGGTATGTAAAAACAACATTATTTATCCCACAAAGGATTAATAGTTCATTTAGTTTATTTGTTGTAGTCATAATACCAAAAATAAACTATTTATTGTAATATACCAAATTATGGCAACAATTATTTCACAATCTGAAAAGGACAAATTATATACACAGGTTTTTCACCTATTAGGGATGCCTGTTCGTGGTATCGAACTTACTGAGGAACAAATGGATACTTTTTTAGAACTTTCCTTATCTGAATATGAACAATATGTTAGTGATTGGTTAATTGAATCCCAATGGTCGTCATTGGCCGGATTAGACGTTGATACACAATCTCTTTCTAGAGCGTTCACAACAAGAAGTTTAGATTATGAAACGCAATATACCTATTCATATTCTAAAATAGTTGGTTTACAAGCTGGTGGTGACAATGAAATGAAAAAAGATTACTTCACCCTTACAGGTGGTACACAAACCTATGAAATACCCGCTGGTCGTGAAATAAACGAACTATTATGGTTTACAAGAGCGGAGTTGACAGATTCTATTGTTGACCCATTTTTAGGTGGTTTTGGTGGACTTGGGGGTGTTGGTTTTGGTGGTGTAGGTGGTTTTGCTCAAGTTGGTTCTTCTGGTTCATATTTTATGTTACCAGCATTTGACCTTCTTTTAAGAATGCAAGATAGAAGTATTAAAAATAGAATAATCGGTGGGGATTTAACATATAGAATTACCGCGGGACCTGAAGGGAAAAAATTAATCCATCTATATAACGTACCTGGAGGTAAGTATGATTTTGGTAATAATGCTAATAAAAACTATCAAGTATGGTATTGGTATTACGATACTATGGATAGAGACACTTGTTTAACAAAAAACAAAGATGTAATTAAATTACCATCTGATGTAATGACTGAGGAACTTACTTGGGACAAATTAAACAAACCTTCTCAAAACTGGGTTAGAAAATACCTTATTGGATATTCTAAAGAGGGTTTAGGACGTATTTGGGGTAAATTTTCGGGGGATTTACAAGTTCCTGATAGTTCTATTAAATTAGACTATTCAAGTCTAATAACCGAAGGTAAAGACGAAAAATCAAAAGCAATAGAAGAATTAATGGCTAGATTAGAAAGACTTCGTCCTGACAAGATACTTGAAAGAAAGGCGGGAGAAGCTGAAAATCTTAATAAAGCACTTAAATTTAGAGCAATGCCTTCACCATTCAATGTAATTTAAGTATATTACATTATGAATTTAAGAGAATCAACCGCAGAACTTCACAGCAAGGCTGAAAAAATGGAGTTTAATCAAAAAATGATTAAAGGTGAATTAAGTAAAAATGAATACTTAAATTACCTATATCAACAATCTGTAATCTTTACAATTATTGAACAACATAAGTTACCACATTTAGATTTAGCTAGAGAGAGTAAAATATTTGACGATATTAAAGAATTAGAATCCGAAGTTAATTACAAGACATTACATTTAGAATCAACTAAAGAATATGGTGTTTATTTACAATCTTTAAATGATGAGCAAATATTACCACATGTTTATTTAAATTATTTGGCATTAGTTTACGGTGGTCAAATGATAAAAACAAAAGTTCCGGGTTCAGGAAAAATGTATGACTTTAATAATATGATGGAATGTGTTGGTTCTATTCGTGCTGTACAAAAAGATGAATGGTCTGATGAAGTTAATAAAGGATTTGAATTTATTATTAATATTTTAAATGAATTATAAAGAAACACTAGATAGGGTTGCAAATAATTTTGAAAAAATAATTCTTGAAAGTTGTGACGGAGTAAAAATACCGACAGAAGATTTTGGGTGGGATAACCGTAGATTTATTTCTGATGTATTCAGAATTGCACATATTGAAAGATATAGTGATAAAAATTTAGAAGTCTTACATTTTACATGTTTTCCAAGTAACCTTAATCCAGAACCGATATTTGGGTTTGATATTATTACAACTCCTAATAAGTGTTTAGCATCGTTTTTAGATTGGAGTCCTGTTCTTAGTAATGATACATATGTTTCACCATATGATTTTAAGACTCCTTACAATTTACCCGAATGGGCTAAAGTTATATTTTCAAAAGACGCAATCGCTATTGTACCCAACGATGATGAATTTCAAATAATGGCAAATATTGCAATAAGAAGTTTTGAAGAATATATTGAGTTACTATCAGTTGCAGAAACGAACCTTAATTTAGTTAATGATATTAAAATAGGTCAAAACAAATACTGTGAACATCAACAAAAAAATGAAAGGACGTATAATGTTTTAAAAGCTAAACTCGGAGAGGATAGAGCAAAACAATTTATGACATCCATTCTATTTCCAACTATTGATTAACTTTCGATTGCATGAAATGCATAATCGTGATTATTGTTTTCAATAATTTCATCTTCATTACTAATAGTACTTTCAGCTTGTAGTGATAATACTTTTCTATTATGTTCAACCCAGTTTTGGTCAACCAATTTTAAACTATCTTCAACATACATGAAATAAGGATCACGACCCACTCTATTCCAAAAAATAACTTCACTGTCTGAAAGTGTCATTACCTCATCAAATTTATCTTGTCCACTTTCTTTTAATGGATAACCATTAACAAGTTCACATTGTAATTTGGTAAAATATTGTCTATCCTTTGGATCTTCTATAAGAATGTCTTCTCTAATGTTTGGATTAAACGCAACTAATAAAGGTTCAACACGTTTATTGAAATTACTTAAATAACGAGGAACATTATAATCACCCTTTAAATCAGGATTATTCGTAATTTCCTTTTCGTCAATCATATAACAATTGACATTTATAACGGCATAATCCTTTGGCATCTCCTCGCCCATTTTTTCAACATACTCAATCATCTCTTTTTTTGTCCATCTAGTTTTTCTTTCAACATCACCAGATGATTTTTTTATGCCATTGTTAACATAATAAATCGTATCACCTAAACCAGCGGGATAATCATTTTGAATTATTAGTTCCATATGTGCTTGTCTTGACATTAAAGAACCTGACTTAGTTGTTTTTTGTACGTGTTTTTTATATTCATTAATAGATTGTTTAACACGAGCTTTATTTGCTATTTTTGATAATGGTATTTCTTTATTGTAGATTTTCTCAACATAGTTATAATATAATTCCACGAATGAATGCCCATCACCATTTAACAAATATTTTAATCCTTCATCTAAGAATTCAACAATGTAAGTTTGTAATTTTTTTGATTTAATAGTATTACCTGTTAATTTAATTTTCTCCTTACCTTTCTTTATTAATTTAATAATATAATTCTTACGGGATACATTAATACAAGCTGGTGCGGTGTAGTCAATATCAAGTCCCATCTCACCCCTCATGAATAAATCATTAAACTCAGCAGTATGTGCTTCAATACCAAAATATTCTTTACCTTCTTTAACTAATTCATTTAATCCTTTACCAACATACACAGCATCTTTTGCACTTTCAGGAGTTTCAAAGTTTACACCATCCGTATCCATCACAAGAGGTTTGTAACCTTTTTGCATGTAGAACATAATCATCATACGTAAACACTGACGACCAATACACGTAATGGTTTCACCTGAATCCATTTCACCCCAAGGAAATACGTGAGGTGCGGATAATGAACCAAAGTAAGCGTTAATGAAAATCTTAATTGGTAATTGTTTACGGTCGTACATTTCTGACGCAACAGGATTACTATCTTTTAATTCACCCGCGAGGTGTTTGTACTTAATACGAATGTTACGGAAATACTTTAACATCGATTTCTGTACACCCATTACATCACAAGCAGGAAACACATCATATACTAATTGAATAGATGGGTAAAGTGATGAGTAGTCAAACTTCACAATGTTCTTTGCGTAACCAACATTTAATAAACGAGATAATCCTCCTGTAAATGCTCGTTTCTCATCTTTAGATGGTACAGCTAAATTATTTTCGTAAGACCATGCTAACATGATAATTTTCCATAACGTCGCAGTACCCATGGTGGCAATTCTTTCATACGTTGTAGGTACAAGTTTTGAAAGTAAGAATGTGGATTGAGAGAATGAATCATCTACAACCATTGTCTCATACAAGTCATCGTCAAGATATTGTTCTACAATTTTTCTACCTGGCCATATTTCAAACTTACCTGGATATTTTTTTAATAAATCCTCAGTACCCGGTTCACCTATTTGTTTATATCCACCCGTTTTTGGATTCACATAATAACTTTCATTATCAAGATATATCTTTGAAATTTTACTACCCTCAACATACACACGATTAGGTTTTTCTTTCTCCAAATATGTTGTGATATATTTCAAACCCCAAGACTTAATCTCTGAGTTAATTGCTTGTGCTCTACGAACAGAATGTGCAATATCAATAATATTAAATCCCCAAATGATATGTTGTTTATATGGCTCAACTTCATTTGCCAATTTTAACATTCCCTCTTTCTCTTTCATTCCTTGAGACGTGAAAATTTGAGTCATTCCATCAACATCAACACCAAGAATTTGTGCACGTTTTAATATGAATGGCCAGTCAAAAAATGCGGAGTTGTATCCAGCAATAATTGTTGGTTTTAAATCCCTTATATATTGAAAAAATCTTTCAATACATTTTTTTTCTCCATCTTCCCCAAAGGCAGGAATTGTTATGTTTAAACCACGATTATCTTTAACCCCAATCAATATGATAACACAAGTTTCAGGATCAAGACCTGTGGTTTCAATATCAAATACAAATCTATTAACACCTGAATATTCATCAATACCCTTAAATAATCTTTTTTTCGTTTGAACAAGATATTGTTCTACTGGTGATAAAACCGTAAAGTGTTGTCTATATTTTTCATCCCACGGATTAATACCACCCATTCTGAAAAATGAAATTAAATCGGTATATGATTTAAGACTTTTTACCAAATATTTCATACCCGATTCAAGTCGTTCATCACCATGAGTATCTAATTTTTCAATTAAAATACCAAATTCACCCATACGTTTTTTTTGTATGGATTTTGAATTATTGTAAAAACCTAAACCTGATAAATCACCAACCCACATAAATGGAGTAAATGAATCTGATTTTACAATCTTTCCCTTTTCGGGGTCCTGAATAATTTTGTAAATTGTGTTGGTGGGGTAGTCGTATTCAACACCGACGATATACATTTCATCGTCGCCACCGTTAAGGAAGCCTTCTATAACTTCCTGAGAGATAACCTCTTTCATCTTATATTTTTTTTAAATGTGACGTATTAGCTTACTGAAAATCAGTAGTTTGCCTTGTTTACAAGTATAAATATAAGAATAATTTGCGGTACTAAAAAATATTAATGAATAATTTTTCCTTAACGGGTAAAATTAACTTTGTTGTTGGATTTTGATTGGTATCTAAAAATTGAACCGTTATTTTACCTTCAAATTTACCAATTTCTGATGTGTGGGTTTCTGTAAATCTATGTGTGATATAATATTCATCAGTTGTCTGATTATATAATTTTGTCCTATTTGTTAAGAAACATTCACTATTCAATACCACAGGTTCCCCTGTTTTAACGTCCGACATTTCAAATGTGATTGTACAACCAGTTTCTAACAAATCATTAAATGATGATTTATCGTTTTTACCATCATCAATCATTCTCATCTTTAATATTGGGTCACTTGCGCCCTGTCTGATAAAAAATTCCATATTCTATAATATTACGTTAATCTAATTAATACAAAACTACCACTTCTATAAAGTCCTTGTAATGGTACCCCACCAGCTGCAGCTTCAGTATCATTAACAAAACTTGACGTTACACTTGTCAAAATGGTAAACCCGTTGTTATTAATATTATGGTTAGACTTAATACTTCCACTAAATTCGTAAGTGAAACCTGAACTTACAGAACCAGTATTAAAAGAAATTTGACGAGACCCACTAATCAATATCTGTGGATTTTCCCATGAATTTTGAGCAAATAATTTTAAATTAGCCGGATGATTTATTCCACCAACAGTACCAACATATAAATCTTTACCAACATTCAATAGATATGCATCATTCTCTAAACCAACTAAACCGCCAGTATATGTGGATGAATTTATACCTAAATCAATATAATGATTGGTTTCGGTACCATTGTCTGCCGTTAAAACCAAATCAGTACTTGAGTTATTTCCAGAATTAGTGTTTTTTATGTTTATCTGTGCATAATATTGGTTATCAGCTTCAAAATGTGCAATATTAAAACTACCACTATTCTGTACGTGTAAAATTTCAGGATTGTCGGTATGATATGTTCCACTACCCACGGTTAAATTAGGCATAGACCCTGTTAATGTTAGGCTACCACTAATAAATTGACTACCAGTGAATCTGTGTGACCCACTATCAACCAAAGTTTGTCTAAGTGTTGATAATGTTGATTTATATGTTGTACCACCATATGCAACAACGGTTACTCCCGTCATGCTTGGTGCAATTGAGCTAGATAATTCTGTTATTTTTTTCCCTGCCATTTAAATAAATAGTTTAAAATAGTATGATATCGTTATTGTTTTCGTTTATTATGCTCTCACCATTTTCCGTTGTCAAACCATTTGAAAATACCCCTAATAAGGTATCTAAACAATCTTCATTACATTCGACAATTTCAAAATTTGTTTTTATTTCGGTTAAATAATGATGTTTAACTCTTGGAAAATTCAAAGGTTCTTCAAAATATTTTATTGATTTAATATTAAAACAACAAACCCCATCACTTTCATTATCCACCCCACCCCAAGATTGTATGAATGGTTGTATGCCCCTGTTTGATGCAATTACCTCCTCAAAATTTTCTTTTTTATAGATTAAGTTACCATTTAAATATATTTTTAAAACACCCAATCTTTTTTGTCTTTCCGAATTCCATTTTTTATTTAACTCCTCAACATATTGGTAATTTGGGGTTGCACCAGTTAAAACTTCCAATGAGTTAGTTATCAAATAACCTGTTGTTATTTGGGTTGATGTAACTGCCGTAACCTCAACATTATCATATTGAATTGGGTGTGGTCCAATAATTAAATCATTCCAACCACCTTCATTTTCAATATCACAATCTTGGTAATGTTTATATCTATCAAAAACAATTGTAATATTAAAATTGTCAGTTAATCCGGTTGTACATAATGTTGGGGTGACACCAACTTCAGTGTAATAATTTTCAGAGTATCCGCTTGATGGGTCACAGTTACCACTGTAACGAACTGCGTTGTATTCGATTTTACCATCGTTAGTAAACTTAAACAATAAACTATTGTCTGCGGTCTCGGTTGTACTCGTACTACCTCTTACCCCGTAATAATAAAATATATTACCTTCCGACCAAGGTAGACTTTCCCTATTAAAAACAAAATCTAATGTCCATCCCTTTTCCGTTCTTTTTTGAATGATTGGTGATGTACAATTGGTTGCTGGTTGATAAAATTGATAAGCCCAAGGTTTATTTGATAGTTTTGAGGTTATTGGACAACAAGCACTTGAACCTGGCGTGGATAATTTAGATGTACATTTTAAGTATTCATCATCAAACTTGTTAATGATTTCATTACTTGAATTACCCATATTAGGATTAAAAGATAATGGATTATTATATCCGGTTATCCTCATGTAGTGTATTTCACCCGTAATACCCATAAATCTATAAACATCATTGTTTAAAATTATCCTTTTATGGTAATTTGATATGAAGTTAGTAAATCCAGTATATGATATTGTGGTGGTTAATGCTGAATAAGGATAATATGGGTCGTTTACCCTATTATCATACTCCGTTAATGTGATTGTTGTTCTATCACAATCGAAATCGGTTAAATTGGTATTAATCACCAACGTCGAATAAACTATTGGATTGTTTATATCTATTACCTCAACATCGTAATCACCTTGAGTTTTACCCAACTCAAAATCATATAATTCGGAAGAATCCAACCTTAAATCTAATTTTGACCCATAAAAATTTAAAATATTCTGTCTATTCATGTTTCTATAAATATCTTTCATAAGATTTGATATTTATAATAAAACCGATTTAGATGAATAATTTTATAAAACAGGTAATTGAGGAGAAATTTGCATCAAAAGCACAACAAAGGTTCTTTTATGCGAAGGCCAATGAAAAGGGTAAACCTAACAAAGAAAAGAAGAAATGGGGTAAATGGGCTAAAGAATTCTCAGATAAAACGAATTATGATGAAATACCTGATAAGGTAGAAACAGAGGTTGATGAGATTGTGGACAAATACGGAAATATTGCCACAGGTAAAAAACCAACCAATTTTGATACAAAGGGTGTTACACAAAAGAAAACAACTGATGATGTTGCAAAGGCCGCTTTTGGTTCTATGGGTAGAATGGCTAATGTTGGTGGTGCCACAATGAGATATTGGGCGGAATCTGATATGAGTAAAGCGTTAGGATTTGACGATACAATGGCAAAAGATGCCGATTATGAGGCGGCTGAAGACCATTTTAAGGATGAATTAGGTTTGGATGAACCCGAAGCCGAGGATAGGTTGGCTCAAATGGGATATGATAAAAAATTACCAGCAGATAAAGTTAGGTTGGTGGAAAATCCTAAAAAATTCATGGAAGAGTATATTGAAAGTGTTTTAGCAAAGAAAGCAAAAGACAATGAAATTGTTTCAAAAGATGAACAAACAGAAGAAAAAGAAATCAATCCAATTGTTTTAAAACAATTAAAATCATTGAAAAATACAATGAATAGTCATAAATTATCAATTAATGATATTATGAAACATTTAAAAGATAATGAATAAAGATTTAAAAAATAGGGTATTCAATATACCTCAAAACATATTAGACAAAATTAATCATACTATTAAAAGTTTAGGTGGACAACATGTACACGGGGTACAAAGAGCTAAAAAACTTTTAAATGATAAAACTGTAAAATATGGACAACTTAAAAGAATTATTCATGATTTCCAAAAAATGGATAAATCAGTAGATAGAGTTAAATATGATTTATCAGGAGGGGACTTAATGGATAAATGGTCTAAGCAACATTTACAAGGAGAAAGAGATTTAGTTAGTAATGTTAAAGACGCTAGAAAAAGAGCTGACGAAATTGGTAGTATAAACGGACAAAGAAAAAATAGTCACCTTAAAACTCACACTAAAGATGAGACTTTAAAGATACCAACCAATTTATTAAAAAGTAATTCACATAAAAGCACAATAAGTCCAATATCATCACTTGGATTATTTGAAGAGATTCAAAAATTTAAAAAATTAATATCATATTAACATGGCAACACAATTAGAAATTTTAGCAGAAAAATTTAGAAAAGAAGTTCTTAGTAAGAATGGTTATAATACCAATAACTTCTATTCTTCGGTTAATAAAAACGCCTTATCCGATGGAGACGATAAAGGTAAAGGTGACGTTAATGGTCAAGTCGGTTCTTCCGTTGATATACAAAATAGAATTGACAATTTAGGAAGAAACAGATATAACGGACAAAATGAATATTCTTCCGTAAATAAAGATGCCATTTCTGATGGTGATGAATTAGGTAAAGGAGAAAATAATGGACAAGTTGGTTCTTTAACAGACATAAAAACAAGAACTGATGTTGTTGCAAGAAACAAATATAACGGATCAAAGGGATATCCTGATTTTTAATTTATGCTAAATAATATAATCTTCGACATAATCGAAGAACAATCTATACTTAAAACAACAAAAACAAAACCTATTGTTGATGCAATCAAAAATAGGAAGAAGATTACGTTTTATTATTCTGGACCAAAAACACCTAAAAAAGATAGTGTAAAATCGGGTTATAGAGTAAAGGCGGAAGCGGTTGCGTTAGGATTAAGTAAAAAGGGTAACTTAGTCATGAGAGCATATGTACAACCCCCATCAACCTCTAAAAAAGGGTTTGGAAAACATGGGTGGAGAACATTTATGTTAGGTAGGATGAGTAGTACTGAAATTACCGATGAAATTTTTAATGAAAAAAGACCAGGTTATAAAGAAGGACCTGACGGTGGATTAAGTGTAACATATGTAACAACTGATTGGACTAAACAACCTAAGACCAAAGAAATTGAAAAACCTGAACCTAAGGTTGAACCAACTACTACGGTTAAACCACCTATTGAAAAACCTAAACCTCAAGTTAAACCAACGGAGTTACCTCAACCAAAACCAGAAGTAAAACCTGAACCAACACCACAAGATAAAGTTAATCCTGAAAAAGAATTATATAAAAAGAAAGAATCTGAATGGATTAACAAACAAAAAGAGATTGGTGGTAATACCAAACCAGGTCAAGGCACAAGAGATAGATTCAAAAAAGAAGTGGAAAAAGAATTACCACAACCAAAACCAGAAGAAAAACCTGTACAAAACCCTGAGGATGAGGAGAATAAAGAATTACAGGAAAGTATTAAAAAAATTAAGAGTTTAATGTTTTCATAAAAAACATTATTATTATATAAAATATTTATTATTATGTCAAAAGGAGTTATATCATCGAACGATTTGATGCACAAATTAGTACAAGCTAAAAAGGTCATGAATAAAGTTGACGGAGGAGATTATCAAAGAGGTAACATTAACGAAGCTGCTCTTTTTTCTAATGTAGACGATTCGTTGGCTAATCAAGAACCACAAAATCCAACAAGACAAATGGGTACTTCTTCAGTTGACAGGATAAACCAATCTAAATTACCTGATGCAATTAAAAGAGCGATGATAGAAAGTCCAATCCCTCAAATGAATCAAATATCTTTAAACGATACTTTAGATATGGATTTCGTTAAAGGTGCAAAACGTTTAATGGAACAAGAAGGTGTTGTAACTAAAAAACAACAACCACAACAAAGACAATCTTCTATACCCACTGGTGGTAATATTGATATGAACGCAATTGCTGTTCTTATTGAAAATACGGTACGTAAAGTGATGGATGAGAAATTAAATCAAATTCTTACCGCCCAAACCACATCAACTATAAATGAAAATTTAGTATTAAAAGTTGGTGACTCCATTTTTAAGGGTAAAATTACAGGTGTAAATAAAGCCAAGTAATTTTGTTTTTCCAAATTTTTTAGTTATATTTTAGACATATAAAGTAATATAATGTCAAAATTGAGAATTTTAGCTATTCCGTCCGATGCCCATGGTGTGGGTAAATTCAGGATAATGGATCCATACAAATATATTGGTGATAATCACATGGATGAATTTCATGTTGACATTTCATATAATGTTGAAAACGATGACGAAACGTTTTTAAACTACGATATTGTTGTGTTTCATAGTTTTATACACCAAACAAGTCACGAGGATAATGTTAACAGAGTTTTATGGTTAAAAAAACAAGGAATTAAAGTTATTATGGACATTGATGATTTATGGTTTGTCGACCAAAGGCACCCGATGTACCATCAAATAAAAATTTCTAAAATGGCTGAGAAAAAAATTGAGTTACTTAAATTAGCCGATTATGTTTCCACAACAACCCATATCTTTGCTAAAACAATTAAAGAAAGGTTAGGTGTTAAAAACATTATTATTTTTCCAAATGCGGTAAACGATGAAGAACCACAATTTAAATTGAACGTAACCAAATCAGATAAAATTAGATTCGGGTGGTTAGGAGGTTCATCTCATTTACATGATTTAGAATTAATGTCAAGTGGCATTTCTTCAATACATAATTCACATAAAGGTAAAGTTCAATTTGTTTTATGTGGATTTGATTTAAGAGGTAATGTTATGGAAATTGATGAGAAAGGTAATAGAAGAAATAGACCAATTAAACCACATGAAACAGTTTGGTTTAGATATGAAAAATTCTTTACTGACGATTATAAAGTCTTAAGTGAGGAGTATAAGACATATCTTGGTACGTTTATGGAAACTCCATTTGATGATGAAAACGAACCATATAGAAGAAGATGGACAAAAGAAATAAATAGTTATGCAACAAACTATAATACTTTTGATATATCTTTGGCACCATTGGTTGAATCTGTATTTAATGCAAATAAATCACAATTAAAAGTCATTGAAGCAGGTTTCCATAAAAAAGCATTAATTGCAAGTGATACTGATCCATTTACTATAGATTTAATATCCTCAATAGATGAAGGTAAATTTAACGATAAGGGAAATGCGTTATTGGTGGGAACTAAAAAGAATCATAAAGATTGGGCAAGACATATGAAACGATTAATTGAGAACCCAAACATGATTGAGGACATGGGTAATCGTTTATATGAAACAGTTAAAGATACATACTCATTAAAAAAGGTATGTCAAGATAGAGTAGAATTTTTCAAATCAATTATAAACAAATAAAACAAACAAGTATGCATTATTTAGTAACTATCGGTTATGAAACCGAACAAATGGACAGAGAAGGTAATCCACGTCTACAAAAATTAAAGTACGTCATTGAGGCGGAAACTGTTGAAGAAGCAACGATTGTTGCCTCAAAATATAGATCGGGGGATGTTCGAACAAGCGAAAGTATTTCAGTTGCGAAAATGGCGATTGAATGTGTAATCGACAAAAAGAACACACCGGAATATTACAAGGGTTAATAACAAACACACCAACTGAATTATGGATTTCTACGGTAGAGATATACAGATAATGCGACAATCGCAAAGTAAAATGGCTTTAGAATACCTTAATACAGTTGGTGTTCAAGTTACATTTGAGGAATTACAACGTGTAACGGATGTATTTGTCGAGTGTTGTTTAAGACCACAAGATAATGACTTAAAAGAGAGAGTTAAGAAATTAGATAAATGGATTTTAGATAAAAAAATTAAAAATGAATAAAGAAGAAATAGAAGATTATATTAAAAAATTAAAAGAATTCGAAACGGAATTATCTAATGAAGACGATTTAGATTTTAATTTTATAAATGAATTAAACGGTGTTTTAAATAAAATTAATACCGACATTAAAAATGAAACTCAAGAAACTCCGATTGTTAATAACTCATTAGTTGTTAAAGTTAAAAAATTAAGTGACAATGCCGTTATACCATCATATTCTAAAGTTGGTGATGCGGGAATGGATTTAACAATCACAAGAGAAATTGAAAATACATCTTTTAGTGTTTCCTACGGATTTGGTATTTCAATGGAGATACCCAAAAATTTTGTTGGTTTAGTTTTCCCACGTTCATCAGTTAGAAACCAAGATTTAATATTATCAAATTGTGTTGGTGTAATTGATAGTGGTTATAGAGGTGAAATTCAAGCAACATTTAAAAAGACCAACGGACTGGATTCAATTAAGTATAAAATAGGTGATAGAGGAGCTCAAATCATTATTTTACCTTATCCACAAGTTAAAATGGTTGAATCTGATGAATTATCTGATACCGAAAGAGGTACAGGTGGATTTGGTAGCACTGGCCAATAGTTAGATATTTATATACAATAAGAATTGAAATTTAAAATTTAAAGTTTTGGCATTAAAACCTAAGATTGGAAAAAACTACTCAATACCTGTAGTTGTTGAAGAGAAGAAGATATCTCATAAAGATAAGATTAGACAAATTATAAAACGTCCAAAAGAAAAGTTCCTAACCAAAAACCAAGAAACCTATTGGAATATACTTGGTGAAAATCAAATCACATTATGTTTCGGTCCCGCGGGTGTGGGTAAGTCCTACATAGCAATGAAACGTGCCGTAGACCTATTATATGATGATTCTAACAAGTATGAGAAGATTATCATAGTAAGACCAGCAGTTGAAGCTGAGGAGAAATTAGGGTCACTTCCAGGGGGTTTAGAAGAGAAATTAGATCCATACATCTATCCATCATATTACCTTTTAAATAAGATTATCGGTAAAGAGGCTCGTGAAACATTAAAAGACCAAGGTTATATTGAAGTTGCCGCTCTTGCTTACATGAGAGGTTGGAACGTAGACAATACTATCCTTGTTTTTGAAGAAGCACAAAATGCCACTCCATCTCAGATTAAATTATTATTAACTCGTATCGGATTTAATTCTAAATTTTTTATTTCGGGTGACCTTGAACAATCAGATAAGTTTAGAGATAAAACAAAATCAGGTTTATTCGATGCAAAGAAAAGATTACACGATGTAAAGGGAATTGGAATATTTGAGTTTGGTATGGAGGATATTGTACGAAATCCAATCATAGGTGAAATACTAAATAGATACGATTAGGGTTTACTTATAATCTCAATAATGTTATATTTCTTACATGGAAATATTCATTAGCATCGATGGTGTTTTAAGAAACACAATACAAAAATTTGACTACCACTATAATGATGCTTATCTGGCATCTGATTTTGAGAACGAAAATAAGTTCGAATACGGTGTCGTTGAACCAATTCAAAATGATGATTTATTTAATCATTATAGGTTTCAATCACAAGACGAATTCGACTTTTTTCTTTTTATGGAATACCCCATTGAAATATTTGGTCACGCAGGGTTAAGTTATTCAACAACATTTACAGACTTACATAGATTATTGTTCGATAATAAAGAACATAATTTTACATTAGTTGGTTTAAATGAATTGGGTAAATCTAAACCGGCGACTTTATTCTTTTTATCAAAAAATGGGTTTCTTGGTAATAACATAAAATTCATAAAGACTGAAGACATTAATCACAATTGGGGTTTATGTGATGCATGGGTAACGGACAATAAGAAAATTTTAGACTTATGTCCTGAAAATAAAACAGGTATAAAGTTCAGTACCAAATATAACGGACACTTTACTTATACAAAAGAAATAACTAAATTAACTGAAATACAAGAACCATGGTCGAAATTTTCGGAAAATACTACTACATTGACCTTGACGGAATCACAGAAAAATGTAGAACAGGAAACAAAATAAAAACTGAAGAAGAAGATACTTTAGAAATAAACATTTTTAAATATGAAATTATTAAAATGTGTTTAGAAAGAATCTTAGGTGAGGTAGACGATGTTGACGAAGAAATGGGTGCATTTGCACAAAACTCAACTACCACATCATTTAAATTGGCATTTAACACCCTAATAAAATATAAAATCTTAATCGAAGAATTAAACGAAGACGATGAGTAATAAAGAAAACATTGAAAAATTAGAGTCCTCATTAGGAAGACTCGCAACAAAAGAAAATGTCATATATTTTTTAACATATGACACAAGAAATAACGCAAGAGCATCAGTAAAACATATCTATGATATGGCATTAACATTGAAACAAAATGATTACAATGTTAAAATATTGGTGGAGGATAAAAACTATACCGGTGTTAGTAATTGGTTGGGTAACACATATGATGAATTAAGTGTTGTTACTATCAAAGAAGATAAGGTAGAAATAAAAATAGACGATGTACTTGTAGTACCTGAATATTATTCAAACGCATTAGAACAACTATCCGGTGTTAAATGTGTAAAAGTAATGTTGATACAACAAAAAGATTACATTTTTGAAAATTTACCAATTGGTAGTCGTTGGAGTGATTACGGTTTTGATAGAGTTATTACAACAACAGAAGAAACTAAAAAATATATTTTAGATATATTTCCAGAGTCTTTAGTTTTTGTTATACCTCCAATCATTGGTGAAAACTTTAAACCAATATCGTTACCGTTAAAACCATTCATTGCTATTAGTACAAGAGACAGATTAATCCATAGAAGAATTATATCTGAATTTTATTTAAAATATCCACAATTACGTTGGATAACATTTAAAGATATGGTTCAATTATCTTATGATGAATTTGCAACCGCTTTAAAAGAATGTATGGTTTCTGTTTGGGTAGATGATGAATCAACCTTTGGTACATTCCCATTAGAATCAATGAAATGTGGAGTACCCGTTGTAGGTAAAATACCAAACATTGAACCTGAATGGTTAGATGAGAATGGAATGTGGACATATGATACCAATAAGTTAGTGGAAATTTTGGCAACTTACGTTATTGCTTGGGTTGAAGGAGTAGAGTTGAGTGATGAAGTTAAGGAAAAAATGAAAGAAACTTTATTACCATATGATACTGAAATAACAAAAAATAATATAGTATCAATTTTCAAATCACTAATAAATAAAAGAGTGGAATCTATCGAGAATGCACTTAATAAATTAAAAGAAGAAGAAACTACAGCATGAAAAATATAACAGTAATTTTACCAATTCATACCTTATCCGATGATTATAAGGAAATGTTAAACAACTCCCTATCGTCAATTGAAGACTTTCATAATGATGTAAAAGTTTCTATTGTTTGCCCAACATCATTAAAAAAAGAACTAAAAGATTTATCAAATAAATTAGAAATTAATATTATTGAAAATAAAGGTGAAACTGATTTTTGTTCACAAGTAAATTTAGGTATCGACAATTGTGACACCGAATGGTTTACAATTTTAGAAGTTGATGATGAATTTAAACCAATTTGGTTAAAATCAATGAACGAATACAGTAAAGTCTTTACCGACGTTTCGGTATTTTTACCAATAGTAAAAGACATCAACGTAGAGGGTAAGTTTATCAACTATACTAACGAATCTGCTTGGGCTTATGGGTTTACCGATATGCAAGGTTTTATCGATAACGAGGTGCTATTAGATTTTCAAAACTATCAAACAAGTGGTGGATTATTCAAAACACAAGTGATTAAAGACAATGGTAAATTTAAAGAAAACATTAAATTAACATTTATTTATGAATTCTTATTGAGATTAACACATAATGGAGTTAGAATAATGACGGTACCAAAGGCAGGATATCAACACGTAAATTTAAGAGAAGATTCATTATTTTGGAAATACAAAAATGATGAAAAAATGATATTATCTGAAAATGAAGTTAAATTTTGGTTGGACACAGCAAAGAAAGAGTTTTTCTTTAAAAATAAACGAGATGTAAATTATCAACCAGCTTAATGCCGAGAAAACGAACCCAAAAAATTTATTTTGGGGAGGATCAAGAGAAGGCGGTAGT